TCATGCAACGCTTCATGCACAAGCGTTTCGTACAGGGTGATGCAAAGAACCCTAATCGTTACGTGAAAAGCGTGATGGCTGACACACTGGACATTGATCTCAAGGACAATGACGGTGGGTTCAACTGTGGTAAACCCGCAGGATACATCAAAGACTTTAAGGCACTCCCGCAATCACAGCAAGACCTGCTCAAGCAGATTAAGCGTGTACGTGCTGTCTTTGGTGAGGTAGAGTTGGTAAACCCAATGAACGAGAATGGTGAGCCTGTTGAGGTAGCACCTACCCCATTCATCTGGGAGATTGATAACCGTGATGCCTTCAAGGAGATCGGTGCCAGCTTTACTACATTGGCAAAGATGCAACGCTTGCCCATCCAGCACATTATCACTGCGAATACCAGTGAGCGTAAGATTCCAACAGGGGCATCATACTTTGTACCTGTGGCATCGCTGGATGTTTCTACAACCATTGAGTTGACTGAGCAGGACCAAGCCTTGTTTGGTGACTTCATGTCTTGGATTGATAATTACAATAACTACATCATCAATGCATGGGCAGAGAAGGCTAACTCTAAAATGGAAGATGACGATGTTAACGTGGTCGATGATCTTGTTGACATTGAAGTCGAAGATGAGGTAGCATAATGCATCACCCTGCTGAACTAGCACTCCATCAATATATGGAGGATGCAGTCAAAGGCAAAACACAAATGTCAGAAGAGACAATAGAACAGGTTTCTTCTGACATTGCCGAAGCACTGCATAAGCAGTTTGGCAGTGGTAAAAAGAGGGGCGACTTTAAATTACGTATGTCAAACGTAGGTCGCCCCACTTGCCAACTCTGGTACGAAAAGAATAAACCAGAGGTAGCTTTACCATTGCCTACAACATTCGTAATGAATATGATGCTGGGTGATATTGTTGAGGCTGTATTTAAAGGCTTATTGAAAGAGGCAGGAGTAAAGTATGAAGAACCTGAACATGTCACTCTTGAATTGGATGGCACATCCGTTAACGGAACATATGATATTGTTGTTAATGGGGCTGTGGATGATGTTAAGTCAGCATCTGATTGGTCCTATCGTAACAAGTTTGAGTCATATGAAAAGCTGGCTGATGGGGATGGGTTTGGTTATATAGGACAGCTTGCTGGTTATGCCAAAGCATCTGGTAAAGATGTTGGCGGTTGGTGGGTTGTAAATAAAGCCAATGGAAAATTCAAGTATCTTCCTGCATCTGGGCTTGACTTAGATACAGAAATAGATAAAATACAAAAGACAGCAGACACAGTAAAGGAGAACAAATTTGAAAGGTGTTTTCAACCAGTACCAGAGAAGTTTAGAGGTAAGGAGACGGGCAACAAAGTACTTAATGATGGGTGTAAGTTTTGTGCTTATCGTTTTGATTGCTGGGATGATTTGAAAGAACATCCTGCAGTAATGTCACAGGCTAAAGTGCCGCCTATCGTAGCTTATATTGGAGACATCGTTGTACCATAAAGCATGGAGAGCAGCACGTAAATATGGGTATCGTAGTGGGCTAGAATTAACCATTGCAGAAAAGTTAAAAGCTGAAAAGATCAGGTTTAGATATGAAGCTATTAAAATCGAATGGGAAGACCTAGCCTACCGTACCTATACCCCCGACTATATTCTAAAGAATGGTATTATAGTTGAGGTCAAGGGCCGGTTTATGGCAGCAGACAGACGCAAACACATACAGATAAAAAAACAACATCCAGAACTTGACATTCGCTTTGTGTTTGAGAATAGTAGAAGCAAGATACGTAAGGGAGCCAAGACAACATATGGAGATTGGTGCATCAAGAATGGATTTAGATACTATGATCGCATCATCCCCGAAGATTGGCTAAAAGAAAAAGGGAAAGACAAGCATCCAGATTTTATATGCCACCCTAATTCAACAGTGAAGAGGAGAAAGAAAAAATGAACAAAGATGAATTACTAGACAATTTTAACAACGAAGACTTTGTAATTCGTATTCGGCCCTTTGCTGATGATGATGGTCAGTGGAGTGGTGAGTTGGATATATCCATCATAGCATTCCCCGAAAATCCACTTGATGATGAGGATTATGGAAACATCATGCACTTTACTAAGATGGTATGCGCTACTGTTCCTGTTATGGAACAAGAAGAAAACATCCGTAATATAATGCATGAGTATGTTCTTAAAGTTCTTGACAACGAGATGGAGATTGATGTAGAACTAGAGGAAGAGATGGGCGTTGAGAAAACATATGACGGCAACGTGGTTCATCTTAACTTCAACACTAAGACAGGGGGTACTGCATGAGACATGAAGAGTACATGAAACAAAAACTAGCTGAAGACGAGGAGAAACTTATGGATGACTTTTACATGAAGAATACAGATATGGTCAACAGTCCACCCCACTACAATCAAACGGGTATTGAATGTATACATGCTATTTCTGCGGCTACAAATACAGGCTTTAAATATTACCTACAAGGTAACATACTAAAGTATCTCTGGAGATTTGACTACAAGGATAAGCCTCTTGAAGATTTACAAAAAGCTAAATGGTATTTAGATAAGTTGATTGAAGAGGTGATGGCAAATGGTGAGAGTTAAACTATTCATCACGCTGGACATAGATGAAGAGGAATACCCTATACCTGCAGACGGGCAGGTAGGAGAAGAAATAGAAGATGGCATCCGTGAGTATTTCTACGATGTAGAGGGTGCCGATATTAGAACAATACGAACTATAACGGAGTGAGAGATGAGTAACTATTTACCAACAGACTACCAGAACTTCATTGCTCTTTCACGGTACGCCCGATGGAAAGAGGATGAGCAGCGTCGTGAGACATGGGGAGAGACAGTCGCACGATACTTTGATTACATGACCCAGCATCTCAAGAGCAAGCACAAGTATGTCCTGTCGGATGAACTACGTGGTGAACTTGAGCAAGCTGTGTTAAACCAAGACATCATGCCAAGCATGAGAGCATTGATGACCGCTGGACCTGCGCTTGACCGTTGTCATGTAGGTGGTTACAACTGCTCTTACGTGCCTGTAGATAACCCTCGTGCCTTTGACGAGACTATGTACATCCTTATGTGCGGCACTGGTGTAGGCTTCTCAGTAGAACGTCACAACATTGAGAAGCTGCCTGTCGTCAACGAAGACATGCATCTTAGTGATACAGTCATCAAGGTTGGCGACTCCCGTCCGGGCTGGGCCAAATCTCTGCGTGAGTTGATCTCGCTCCTTTACGCAGGGCAGATACCCCAATGGGATACGTCAGAGGTTCGTCCTGCTGGCGCACGTCTCAAGACCTTTGGTGGTAGAGCAAGTGGCCCAGCCCCACTGGAGGAACTGTTTGAGTTCCTTGTGGAGAAGTTCAAGGGTGCAGCAGGTCGTCGCCTGTTCCCCATTGAATGTCACGACATCATGTGTAAGATTGGTGAGGTTGTAGTCGTAGGCGGTGTACGTCGTAGCGCACTCATCAGCCTGTCCAACTTGAATGATGACCAGATGGCACATGCCAAGTCAGGTATGTGGTGGGAGAACGAAGGGCAACGTGCGCTGGCTAACAACAGCGTAGCCTACAAGGGCAAGCCAGAGATGGGTACATTCATGCGTGAGTGGGTATCCCTGTATGAAAGCAAGTCTGGTGAACGTGGTATCTTCAATCGTAAGTCAGCACAGGTACAGGCAGCTAAGAATGGTCGCCGTGAGGTAGAGCATGATTTCGGATGCAACCCTTGCAGTGAAATTATCTTGCGTCCGTACCAGTTCTGTAATCTGTCAGAGGTTGTTGTACGTGCATCAGACACACAGCAGACACTGACTGACAAGGTTCGCCTTGCCACTATCTTGGGTACGTTCCAGTCTACACTGACTGACTTCAAATACCTGCGTAATGTATGGAAGAAGAACACAGAAGAGGAACGCTTGCTTGGTGTATCACTGACAGGTATCATGGACAATGACATGATGTCAGGTAAGTCAACGCATCTGGGCAAGAACATTGGGGCTACACTCAATGCCCTGAAGGAACAGGCGATTAAAACCAATGCGTCTATGGCACGGCAGCTTGACATTCCACAGTCAACAGCCATTACCTGTGTCAAGCCTAGTGGTACAGTGTCACAGCTTGTAGACAGTGCATCAGGCATCCACGCCCGTCACAACCCATACTACATTCGCACGGTACGGGGTGACAATAAAGACCCTATCACACAGTTCCTTGTGTCAGAG